CCTCTTTCGAGGGGCTCTCGAGCGATAGCTCGTCACATCCCGTGACCTCACTGTGAACCGTGAGCTAACATGCCTAGAATACGCTCCAGGAGACAACCCTTTCCTGCACCCGTTGGCGAAGGAGCCAGACGGGTTAATGCAAGTGGGTCAATCATCGAGCGTCTGAATAACGCGTCGGATAACGAAAATTATCCGTACGAGTTTTCACAGTGTACTGATGAGGTCAATCGCTATGACAAAGATAACGACCTGGACATTACGTTCACAGGTCGTCAAATTGAATTGGCGACTGGCCATACGATGGTTGGCGGCGATGATATTCGGTTTAACAACCGTTATCTCTCTGGCTTCCACCGTGTGGGTACACACAATTCTGGCATGACTCTTTTAGTCCCGTCTATATCGTCCGTCGCCCTCACTACGCTTGCTAGGAGTAATCCTACGCGACCGCAAGTGTCGGTTCCGAACTTTATCTACGAGCTAAAGGATCTCCCCGGTATGATCCGAGACATTGGTAACCTTAAGCGACAGCTGCAGAACACGAGAAAGAAGGGAATTCAGCAGGTAACTGCTAAGAATTCCGCTTCCCACCTCTTGTCCTATCAGATGGGCTGGGCACCTTTGATCGGGGATCTTAGGAAGTTGTTAGATTTTCAGGCGCACGTGGATAAATCCATGCGCAACCTGCAAGGTCTATACAACAACGGGGGTCTCCAACGCCGCGTAAGATTGCCGGAGTGGAAGGCTACTACGCACGAAGTGCGTTTTAGTTCTCTATTTATGGAATCTGGCATTCATACCGGCATTCGTTGCCGGTCTGAGGCTGTTTCCACGATAGAACGCTGGGGCACCGTAAGGTGGTATCCAGCAGGGCTTCCAGATCCGCGCTTCTCTTCCAAGGATATGGCTGGCCTAGCCCGAGATATTGCTTTCGGGGTACACCGTCCAACTATCAAACAACTATGGGATGCTATCCCATGGACCTGGTTGATAGGCTGGTTTAGTAATGCTGATGACTTTATGCAAGCTCACAGCAATACTATTCCTCTGACTCATTCGACGCCATGTGTAATGACGAAGATTGAGACCAGAATATCCTATGAGCGCGCTGACAGCCAAGATTGGCTGAAAGGCGGTCGTGGCGTTGTCGGTTACTCCACTAAACAGCGGAGAACCAACAGCGGTTCACTGTCGGCTACGATTCCATTTCTGAATCGTAGACAACTATCGATCCTTGGTGCTCTCGCTATTCAGCGCAAGCGCTGAGTAGTCGATATGCATCCAAGGAGAAGGTAGACTATGCTAGGCACAACCCTGACGGTGACTCTTGATGGTTCCGGTGGAACCGCCAAGATCTTGCCGCTGATTAACCAAGACGGGTATTCCGCCGAGTATTTCCTCGACGAAACTCTCGTTACGTACCGCGCGAAAGTGCGGCACAGTAAGGACAATGTCAAGGCAGGCACTCAGGCCTTCGATCGTCACACCGTGACGTTTTCGAGGTTCCTGAAGCCCACCGAGGCAGCGCCCCTTGGTCGTCTGACCGAGGTCATCTTCACGATCCGTACGGATCCTGTTGAGACTCAGGCAGATGTCATCGACCTGTCGGAAGCCATGAGCTTTTACATGGTAAAAGCTGGTGGCATTGCCGCCAAGTTGCTGGGATGGGAGTCGTAAGGCGTCTTCTGACGCCCTAAGGCTCTCCGTCTCAGGGAGACGGGTGTGCGTAGCCGTAGATTGTTGCAGCCCTTAACTGAAAGGACCCAACATGAAAAGCTACGTGTCATACCTTCAGGGACTATACGCCGCACTGTTGTCAACAATTGCGGAGTACAACCCCAGTCTTCGACATGATTGTGAGCGGGATGCTTCTCGCTTGCTCTCTCTCGTCGACACACGAGGTTTATCATATCTCATGATTGACCTCGTTGCTGCAGGCAAGCACTTTGATAAGTGCGTGGCTGCGGAACGCCTCACATCCTACGGGGTGGCCGGTTTACGGCCTTACCGTCGGAGGGGTGTAGTCCCAAGACTTTTCAAGGGGTTACACCTACGCGTTTTCGACGAATTCGGAGTGCTTAGGGCCGATTCGGACGTTGCTAGCATCCGCTTCCTTAGGCAGCTATTCTATGCTGCTAAGAAAGTAAAGGTGCCATGCGACGACTCAAGAACATGGGAACACGTTCATGAGTTCTTCGAAACGGACCAGGAAGTCCGTCTCCCGACCCTTAACTGGGTCGAGGACGAACTTAGACTGGACGGTCTTCATGATCTCCATTTTGGCGATCGTGATAACGCTCAGCCTACTCCTCTTCTCGATCTTCTCCGTATTAGAGAGAATCGCGTTGAAGAGTCCTCCTCCATACCAGTCTGGGCAACTCTTGACGCAGTCCAACGGACTGCCGACATTGTCGCCTCGACCCTCGGACGGTTCGACCCGTACGAGTGGAGGACTAAGCATGGACCAGGTGCTGTTTCTGACCAGCGTCGTACTCAGTTTAAGTACGACTTTCCAAGCTGGCCGGAAAAGCTCTCGACCGTATTTCCGATGGCTGACTTTGGCTTTGCCAATTTCAGTTCTTGGGCTGCGGCCGTACGTG